GAGGGTTTCAATGTATTTCTGTTTCATTTCAAACTGATATTCACCGGTTTCAGCATTAATGACTTCCAAGTCGTGTATTACACTGTCTCTCATATGCTCCATTTCATTGGTTATTGACTTTAATGTTGTTGTCACATTCAGATAACTTTCCTTGAAAACACGTTTGAATGTGAGTATCTCCTTCAACTCTTCGGCACTTGCAAAGGTCCTGTCATATATCTCCTCAACCTTTATAAGCTTCTCTTCCCTTTTCTTCTGGTCATAAGCCTTTACCTGACTGTCAATGTTGGCATTTGCCTCATCTACAATTGCAATCAGTTCCTTTACCTGGCCTTCAAACACACTGTATGGTTCAAGCATCATCTTCTTGACATCTTTCTTTCCGTCATTCAATGCCTTGCTAAACTTATTAAGTGTTGCCCTGTCAGCCTTTGCTTCCTTTATGTTTTCATCCGTGTACACCAATGACCTGTACACGTTTGCCTTTTCAGTAACTTCTTTTTTTAATTCCTCAAAGTTCCAATCAATGTGCTTTAGTGCATTATCCATTGTTGGATTGTAAATTTTTAATTCCATCTTTTTGGTATTCCTCCTGTTTTAAATTTCCGGCAGAATGAGAGCCGGCTTTTTTCTTTTTTTCACAAGCTCCATGAACTCCCTTTCTGACCTTTTTATTATTTCAATGTCTTCCTCAACATCTGCCCTTTCAATGTGATAATCCTTTGTGATTAGTCTTATGCTCTTATTCCACACACTCTTTATCTGTGCCCTGAGTTCGACAAACTCATATTCCGTCACCATCAGGTAATGAAGCACCTGTATGTAATAATTGTCCGGGATGTGTTCACCATCCCATTTTTCCTTGTGCATTGAACCAAAAAGCTCACTGGTCTTGCATTCAAATATGCCCTTTCTCCCGGTTTCAAGTTCTGTCAGTTCTCCATCAAGTGATGCGTGAGCAAACGGATACTTGTCATTGAGAAGCATATTATCACCAAAGTATTCAACCTTGTATTCCGGGTGGTCCAATGCAAATATTGCTCTTATGTGTTCCTCTGCCCTGCTTCCATATATTACATACGGTTCATTTGATATGTCTCTTGGCTTGGTTATTCCAACCATTTCATTCCAAAACTCCACATTGTTCTTGTAGGGATTAAGTCCCAACACTGCTGCTGCATCAGAACCACCTATCTTTCCCTTTCTTGCAAGAAGCCATTCAGGTTTACTTGCAAATTTCTTTCTTGTAACCATTTCTAATCAACCTGTTCATTAAGAATTTCATCTGTACAGTGCATCAACAATGTTACCAGTATCACCATTCCCAGAGCCACAAGTAACTGCCCTGCCTTGCTGTCTACCTCAATCCAGCCATTGACTAACATCACTGCTCCTGTTATTACTCCTATTACCACGTTCTTGAATCCGTTAAGTACTCTGTACTTTTCAGCGATAATGTGGTAATCTTTAAGTGGTTTGTTTTTGTATGAGCTTGAACGTATTGCAGTACATTCAGGCTCTTTTCTTTTAACTTCTTTCACTTCAAGTCTTTTGTTTGTTTCCATTGTTTCTTTTTATCCTCCTGTTATTTACTAATTTTTTTGATTATGTCCACCAATTCAATCACCCCTTTCTATGCCGGTTTCTTCATAAAATTTATTCCTCATAATGACGTATGTATATTTTGATGAAGTCTTAACCGCATAACCAAATTTATACACATTTGCAATCAATCCCAGCCTTATTGTTTCCTGAGAGCATTCTAATAATGCTGCAGCTTCCTTTACTGTCATTCTTTCCCCCATATTCACACCTCCTATAATTTCCATAAAGCCTGAATAATTAACGCATTAACTGTCAAACCTCTTTTCTTCGCCAATTCCTTAAGCTTTACGTGTAGCTCTGTTGGTATCCTAATGGTTGTCTGTATCATTCCTTTGCTCCTTTCGTTTTGATATTAAAATGATACGACTTTTTCCGAGGTTTCCCTTGTGCTGTAAAGCACGAGGTTTGTCAACAGTTTTATAAGATAAATTAACGAATCTGTTCGATAATATCTCTAATCATTGATGTTCCTGAATCCATATGAACATTTGCAGTTTTCACTGCTCCGTACCAGAAAGTCGCCACAACTGTTTCGTTGTCTTTGTTGTATTTCAAACTTTCCAATTCCTGAAAATCTCTTGTTTCCTGTAATACTGGTACTAATAAATCGCATATTTTCTGTTTATCTTCCATTTGTTTCTCCTCTTTTTATTACTTTAAGTTATATCTTTGGGTAAAAAAATATTATCCTTGGGAATTTTATATATTTCTGAAAGCATATTAAACTCTGCTGGCTTTAATTCTTTTCTGCCTTTCTCCCAATTAATAATAGTTTGCTTAGTTACTTTGAACTTTTCTGCAACATCTTCCTGTGTAAATCCTGCATTAACTCTAGCTGCTGCTAAAGTAATCTGTATTTTAGACACCTTTTATCTCTCCTCTCTTTACTTTTAATTAACTTCCTGCTATAATCTTTTTATCACTTGGGCGACTTAGCAGGAATGTTAAGAAGTGTCGCCCTTGTGTGTGCTTGTTATTTATCGCCCTACTTAGTTATTTAAGTAGGGCTTTTACTTTTTCTTTTGCTTTCTCCAAATCTTCGCTCTCTTCCAAGATTGCTAAGATTTTTCTTGTTTGATTTTCTTCTGTAGTTTGTTTTAATAATTCTGCTAAATTCATTTCTTCGTATTCCATTTCTTTTCTCCTTTCCTACTATCTCCTTGCTACTCTCATATAGTATCATAACTTTAAGTTATAGTCAATACTAAAAGTTATATTTTTTTATTTTTTGTATTGCTTTTTATAACTTTTTGTTTTAAAATACATACTATAAATAAGAAAGGAGAAACTCCTATGTCTGAAAAAGAATTAAATAGCATTATATGCAAGAAGATTAATTATTATATGGATATTAATGGTACTACTCAGATGGAACTGGCAAATTATATGGGTGTTTCCCAAGCTACTATATCAAACTGGCAAAAAGGAATTAAAACACCTCGTATGTCAAAAATAGATAAAATTTGTGAATTTTTTCATATACAAAGAAGTGATTTAATGGAAGATAAGGAAGTTTCAACTGAAGATAAATCCTCTTTCCCAGAAGTCAACACTCTTGCAGCACACTTTGAGGGTGAGGAATTTTCAGAAGCAGAAATGGAAGAAATTAAAAACTTCGTTGAATTTGTAAAGAATAAAAGAAAGTAGTCCTTTTTATGGGACACCTAAAAAATTATACTCTAGTGGGGAGGTGATTTCTTGAATAAGTTAGAACAATTAGAATCAGAAGCCTGCGAGGATGGTATAGAGATTATTGTTTACACTTTTGAAAACCCTAACATTAAAGGATTGTACTGTGACGGTGTTGTTGGTATAAGTGATAGTTTGGAAAACTCTACACAGAAACGTTGTGTTTTGGCAGAAGAGATGGGACATCATCATACTTCTAACGGGAATATATTAACTATGAGTTCTGCATCCAATCGCCAACAGGAGCATAGGGCAAGGATTTGGGGGTATCAGAAATTGATTGATCTAGACAGCATTATTGCAGCTTATGAGAACCACTGCACTAATTTTTATGAGACTGCTGAGTTCTTAAACGTAACAGAGCAATTCCTGGCAGACACCATAAACGCTTATATGCATAAATATGGTTGCTACATAAAGCACAAAAATTACATTATTGAGTTTGGATATAATTCAGTTGGTGTGATTAAGAATTTTTGACATAAGAAAAAAAGACTAACTAAAAGCACTTTGAAAATATAATATGCTTACCAGGGGAACCGAAGGGGCGGTTGGCTGGCTTCTGTATTCTACGAAAGGAGCTGATGCCAATGGTTACATATGGAGATTTATTCGAATTTGTAATTATGCTTTGCGCTGTTATAACTCTTGTATTAGCTATCATTAATGCAAAAAAGTAACGTCCTCTCTCTGGTAAAGGTAGACGTTACTTCTTAACTTACTATCACAACCAGAAGCTAGGCTCAATCTAGCTTTCGGTTCTCTTGTTAAGTATATTATATCAAATCGAAGCATTTAGTCAACGTTTAGTCAATACTTAGTTAATATTTAGTCAACATTCAACCCCCTCGAAATCGAAGGGTTTATAATCTAAAATAAAAGAGCCAGCCACTAAGGACCAGCTCCAAAGTGATGCAATATCACCATAGACAAGTCATATTGTATCACATAATGGAACATCTGGCAAAGGCTGGGTGTTGTTGCAATCAATAACAAGTTGTCCACCATTGAAAAAACTGGCATTATTGCTGAAGAAATGGGACATCATTTTACTTCTTACGGAGATATAATTGACATTCATTCCACTTCAAATCGTAAACAGGAATTTAAAGCTAGAATGTGGGGATACAACAAGCTGATTGGACTTACCAAAACAAATATGGCAATTATGTTGAGTTAGACAATTACATTATACAGTTCAACTACCCTAGTATTGGCATAATAAAAAATATTTAAAGCGAAACCACATTGGTTATTTAGAGTTAATAGCTCATTAAAATGAATTTAATTAAACATTATTAAAATTATTTAATAAAAGGAGGTTTTATTTATGATTAACTTTTCAGAAAATGCTGTATTCAATTTAAAGCCAATTGATGAAAAAGCTGTACAGCAAGATGTAACTAAATTATTTGTTGATGGTGAAATAATTATTGGTGCCTACAAAACAATACGTGATCAAGTTGTTTTTACCAATAAGCGTATTATTACCATAGATGTTCAAGGCATAACTGGAAAAAGAAAGGATTTCTCCACACTTCCCTACTCTAAATTACAGTATTTTAGTGTGCAAACACCGGGATTTGCAGAGTTTATTCCTGATTGCGAAATGGAATTATTTTTTACCAATGGATTTAAGGCTCGTTTTGAATTTAAAGGCAATTGCAATATTATAGAACTTGGAAGAATATTGTCTCAATATGTTCTTGCGTAAAATTAACAATTGCACTTTGAAAATATACCAAACAGTAATGTGGGGTCTTTTTTCGTTATCTAATAAATAATTCAAACTACATAAAAAAGAGCCAGCCGCTAACGACCAGCTCCACAAGTGATATAAATACCACCCTAGACAAGTTGTATTGTATCATTTCTGGAGCATCCGGTCAAATGCTGGGTGTTATTTTTATACCCTTTTTTAGGGAGAAAGGAATACAATATGAGATTACCTAATGGATACGGAAGCGTACATAAGCTTTCAGGAAAAAGACGAAAACCTTGGAGAGTCAGAATTACTTTACAACGATGTTTAGTTGATGGAAAGGCTAAACAAATTTATGGTAATTTAGGTTATTATACTACGCAGAAAGAAGCCTTACAAGCCCTGGCGGATTATAACGAAAATCCTTATGATTTAACTGTTGGAAGATTGACTTTTAAAACATTGTATGAAAAGTGGTCAGAAAAACATTTTCCAACGGTGTCAGAATCAAATGTGAAAGGATATAAAGCAGCATTTAAACTATGCTCAGATATTGAAAATATGGTACTAACTGATATTAAGCTAGATCACTTACAACAAATAGCTGACAAATCAGGTAAGAACTATCCTACCTTAAGAAAATATAAGGTCCTACTAGGTCTTATGTATGATTATGCCGTAATACACGAATATTTACCGCCTGAAAAAAGAGAATTAATAAAATACATAGATATTAAATCAGCTGGTAATCCTAATGCTTTTAATAGAAAACCTTTTAGCAAAAAGCAAATTAAAGCCATTTGGGATGCTAAGGATTCCAATGAGTATGTTTCAGTTGTTTTAATTCTAATATATACAGGACTTAGAATAGGCGAATTACTAGACTTAAAGAAAGAAGATATTCATCTTGAAGAAAGATGGTTTTTTGTGAAAGAATCTAAGACTGCTACCGGTATTAGAGAAGTTCCAATTGCAGAAAAGATTGTTCCTTTATTTGAATATTGGATGAAAAAAATAGTGATTATTTAA